CTTAAAAATGTCCCCTGCCAACGAAAAGATGTAAAATATAAAAATAAATGAAAACTACAAAAGCTTGACTTTACTAGGTTTTTATAGTTTTTATTTTTATTTATTTTCGTAGTTTTTTGAAAAAGGTGGACAGAAAGGTGGACAAAAAAAGAACCACCCATAAAAGGGCGGCGTCTACCTATGAAGGCTATTCTCAAAACCAATACTATTATAACACAAAAAGGACTGTCGAAACAATCCTTTCCAGAAAATTCCATCGGGCTACGTGCACATAGCTTACATGGCGCTGAGCTCAATCAGTCTTTGGAACAGTCAAGGCTTGCTTGCTGTAGGTATATTATACCACAGAAAAATAAAAAACACCTCCTAACAAGAGATGTTTTCCGCAAATGGGTCCCGTAAGATTATCCACAGCTATTCCTATTAATTTTAACACAAAAAAAATAAAAAACCCTGCGTCAGAGCGTATCTGTCCATAGTGGATGCAGGGGGATTGTCGTTTCATGTATATTATAGCACAAAAAAAGCCTACGAGAGCGACCAAACTACCGAGGCTTTCAACATTCATAACTAAAACGCAACACACTGGCAGGCAAGCCATATTATGTCGGGTTTTAGCAATCGAAATTAGATACCTCAATTATACCACAATCCGAATTTATAACAAATAAAAAAGCCCCAGCACAATGCTGAGGCTTCGACCACTACCACCATGATGTCCGAACTGTGGTCTGTCGGGAGGTGATATACTCCTTTTATTTTATTTTTGTTCGTGATCTATTTTCCAGTTTGGCCTTGTGTAGCTTGTGAACGTTCTTCAATCGCTTTAACAACCGATGCGCTAGCTTCATTGATTGCCTTAGAGACTGCTGCCGTATCATTTGACTGACTATTCAAGAAGCGGTCAAAATCATCGTCTGGCAAAGTCAAGTGTTTAGCTCCTGCTGAGCGTAGGGCATCTACTGTACCCATTGAACCAATACCAAATACACGGCCATTAACTACACCAAGATATCCTTGACTTCCGCTTTCACTACGCAATACATAATCCATATTTTCTTCTTCCTCTTTCTGATTTACTAAACTATCACCGTCATTGATGATAACAACATTTTTATCCAATCCACCAGCTAAGCCGGTTGATGTAAACTGCCACCAGCGTGTGTGCTCCATGTTTGGATACACGCCCCAATAAGGCTCTGGGCGTACCTCATAATCTGGATACGCTGCAATCCATAGGCTATTAGGATAGCGTGCAGTAATCTGATCTACATACACGTTAGCCAATGTATATGGTTTGTAACTGTAATAGATAGGGTCAAAGCCGTTTGATTTACAAACATCCATAAACGCTAGGACTGCATTAGTATTCGCTTGCTTATCACCGCTTGCCCCGTCCTCGTAATCACAAACCAAATAGCGTGGGTGAGATGGTAGGTTACTGATAAAGTAATTAGCTTCTGCTTGTGCCGTTGCCACATCTCCACCAAAACGGGCAAAGTGATAGTAACCAATACAATTACTTGTGTTCGTTTGCTGGCTGGCTACCGGACTAACCCAGCCCACGCCCTCGGTTACTTTGATAACTGTATTGTTTGTACCACTAGCACTACAGATACCCGTCAAGTCTCCCGGTTGGTATGCTGACACATCGATAAAGTAATTATTCTGTGTCATACCATCGAATGGCAATTCAAACCATCCAACTATTTGTTGACTTGGGGCACTCCAATCGATATAGCTGAAATTACCAGCGCTATCGAGGTTGCGGGTTACTTTGCGTGTCCAACCACCGTTATACAAAGCGTCACCGTTACGGTCAATGTTCTGCTCGATTGTGGTAACTGTCCCGTCTGGGTTTTCTGCAACCACAAAGCCAATGTGTCCAAATTGGTGATATGGCAAGCAGTTAGTCACCCACACACTGCCCACTGGTGGATTGTTAGCACCGTTGAAATAAGTGACTTTTAAACCTAGACTTTCAGCCCTACTTAACGCATCGATGGCGTTTAAGTAGCTGAAGTTAAGATTAAACAAACCTTGATATTGCAAAACATTGTCAATCAAACTGATACATTGTCCGCCATACGGGTTGGTAGGCACGGTTACACGTTGATTGAGTAGGCTCTCAAGCGTGTTTAATAACTGTGTTTTTGATGTCATAGGTCTCCTTTCTCATAATTATTTTTGTATGCTCTGTTTAATCTCCGAGATAGTTCTCTCCAACTCTTCGACCTTCTTCTTCAACTCGTCAATTTCGTTTGTTGGTAATTGGGATTTTGTGACAAGTGGATCTTCCGCAAATTTATTTTGTTCCATAACTTGTAGGAAAAAGTTGTTATATGTCGGAAACAGTCCATACGCTTGGCTGATAGACAAGGATGAAGATTGTTTATCTTTAATTTCCTTGATATCCGCCCCTACTGCTTGAGCAAATTCTGTGAACTTACTCATAGGCTCACGCTTTCGCTGTGTTATAAACGCTCACAAGGTCTTCTTGCTCGATTGTGTCGATACGAGTTCCCAATTCGGTCATTTTAGAGATAATGCCACTATCAGTGTTGCCACCACCAGCAGCAATCTTATCAGCAAGCTCTTTAAGAGTATCAAGCTCTTCAGGAGCACCACCGATAAGGTCGGTTTTAGCTTGCGTGATTGCTTGGGTCAAGCGTTCTTCTGTGACACCAGTTGCCTTGCTGGCAATCGATGCCTTGATTTCTTTGATATCAGCACCCACCGCTTGGGCGAAATCATGTAATTTACTCATTTAGTTATTCCTTTCAAATTTTAGCTAGATTGTAGATATTTACGAGGTCTTCCGTGGTATCACCGCCACCGGCAATGTACCCAGAATCTCGTAATTCATCCGCTAGTAGTTTTAGTTTAGGGCTCTTGTCCGATGGGATAGCACCGTCCGCATTCAACGAATTCTTCACTTTGACCTTAAAATTGTTGGATGGGAAAATGTGCCCTTCCAGTTTAATTTCAAGGTAGTAAGTGCCAGTAGCTACTGCTTTGCCCATTGAGAATGAGAACACCCCATTTTCAACGGTAACATCTTGATAGAGTGCCACTGTTTCGTTGTTGGACAGTGTTAGCTTACCAGTCCCAGACAATTCCATGCGTTTCCCATCGTACCCTAGAATTTCAAAACCAAAAATGGAAGTGGTGTCCCCAGATTTAAGGACATCACCGCCTTTAATTTGGTTGATGGAAGTCATGAGCTTAGCCATAGGCTAGTCCTCACGAGGTGCATGGTAGTTTAATGCTCGTTCGCTGTCAGCTACTCCCTTAGTTGTTGGGTCCGTTACAATTCCAAGGATTACCAAGATCACAACAAGAGTATTAACACCCTCTTGGATGTTGCTAGGGATTGTAAGCCCGAACTGTTGCAGCATAAGGAACACTGCTGAGATAAGAGCTACAAGAGTTGTTTTGTTTTGCAAACGTAGTTTAAGATTAATCATGTTAATTCCTCACTTCTAAATTAATATATTTTTTATAAAGGGCATCAATATACCCATTGCCACCTAGTTTTTTATAGCTGGAGTGCATTTTGTGGATCACGTCTGAATTATGGACGGTGGTATATCCACGCTCTAATTCTTTGGAGATGTCACGCTCTAGGCGCAAATACATAGTTACCAAATGTGCTTCATCATGCACTACCAGCTTGTCGTTTAACTCGTTGATTTTCTCGCTGTTTGATTCACCGATTTGTTGAATAGTTTCAACCGAATCATGAATGTTGTTCAACTCGCCTTTCAAATCTCCGAATTGCGACTTGCTTAAATTAGCGGACTTGCTAGCTTTCATGCCAAACCAGCCCGTTGCAATCACTCCAATTGTAGGGGCAAGGTGGTCAATCAAATCAGAAATATTCATCTTTTATTTTTTACCCCCCATTTTTTTACGCATTACGCTTGTGTAGTATCAGCCAAGATTTCGTCTTCTACCTTGTAACGCAACTCACGTAGGGCACGTTCGTCTGTACGCATTTCTTGACGATGTTTTGCGTAGAGTTCGGCATTAAGAAGATTTTCTTGCACTGTAGAGACCGCATTGGAATCTACGCTGATGAAAGTCTGTTTTACAAGGATTGTAGCTCCTTCTTCTTCAACATTAAATTCTGCATTGATTGTACGTTGTTTTGTAATTTTAAGTGACATAATTATTCTTTCCTTTCTTAATTTGGATAATTATCTTCAGTGATGTAAGAAACAGTTCCGTTGTAAACAGCTTTGGTGTCCGATTGATTGGTTAAATTAATATTACCGTTTGGCAATAGATGCCACGTTGCTACACCAATTTGATTGCCACCAACATTTTTACTTGCGTTCAAATTCGTTTCGACGACTGGTCTAAAGCCTTCTGGCATCTTTTCGTTAAGCTCTTTATATTCGATCCCACCTAATGCCGAATAGATGCCACGAACCAAGCTGCACATTACTGTATTCCCTTTTCTTATCATGTTAGCTTTAATACCAAAGCCCATATCGACTTCTTTCTTTATCAAAGCCGGTTCTGGCTTTTCCGGTTTTTCGGGTTTGGGCGTGTATTCAATCCACGAGCCGTTAGAGTTGCTAGTTACCGTCCGTTTAAACATACGACCAGAAATAGTCGTTAGCGTTTGATGGTATCCAGATAGACTTTCCACGACTTCCAAGTAAGCACCCTCGCCCGATGCTGGATGGTTTCGGTAGTTGCCTAGAACCGAATAAAAACCAGTGGTTTTATAGTCGTTTAGATTATCTACTTTAGTATCTATGGCTATCCCGTTGGGTTCGGTCAGCTTGTGGTGCTGAATCTGCTTGCGGTTGGAATAGATCAACCCGTCAACATCCAAGGCTCCACGCTCACGGTATTTATTAATCCCGATACCCTCTTTATCGTAGGACATTACAATTCGGTCACTCGGAACAGTGACTTGGAAAGATACGCTAGTAAACTTATCTTCCAGTTTTCCAACCACGATATAAGAGGTATCGGCTGGGTACGAATTACCAAGATTAGCGTTTGAAGCGTTAAATTCAGAAATCTGCGACCATGTTCCACCAGCCCCGCCGTTGTCGATAATTTCTGTATCAGAATCAACCTTTCGTGTGGTGAATGTTAACTTCATCGGGTTCTTCTGGACACCATTAACCATTAGTGGTGCAACCTTGGCAAAACGCTTAATGGTCAGTGTGCTATTGGTTGCACCACTCCTAGTTACTTCAAATTTCAACGTTGGACTGAAGTAGTTTAAAACAGTAATGGTCGTTTCGTATGAATCAGACCTAATTCCTCGACTATCTTCGACATACCCTCTTAATGTGAATTGTGTATCTTTGTTGACGGAAATTTCACGGAAAGTGCCGTTAGGTGCAGAAATCGTGTTATTATTCCCGACGATTTCCATAAAGTAGCCCGTGATAGATGCTCCGTACTTCGCTTGAACATTATCAAAACGTGCATAGATTTTCGATAGCACGGAAACAAAGTGTCTATCCGATTGAGTGATGTTCCTTGTAAATTCAGTGGCATCCGCTAACGCAATCCTAGAGAATGTGGGCTTAACTCTGTTTAACGACAAGCCAGCAGTGAATGTTTTAGATTGCGTGTTGATTAGTTTGCCGTCAATGTATGTGTCTAGGAATATCGTTCCCCAGCCTGACGAACTGTTAGGAATGTCATTAGCAAAGCTCTCTGGAATTGCCCATCTATACGATGTGTCAATATTATCTGCCAGTTTTCCTTCGAGACCATACCATGAGTATCGTAGTGTGTGCTTAGCTGAAGCTACTTTTTTAGAGATAGAGAAATTAACACTATCACCTAAAATGACATTACTAGGCATAGTTAAGACGCTAGCATTGGCTATCGGGTCCAAAGTGATGGTATACGGACCAACGGTTAAGTCTTGAGGTCCAGAACCATTACCATAGCTATGAAAATAAGCAATCGAACCAAAGACATTGTTTCCGTTCTTGTGCTCAACTGTGATAGTTTTGTCAATAAATTGAACTTGTGAGTTCTGTTGTGGCATGTCAGCAAAGCCCATGTCACCAATGTATTGACCAAAAGCGTCGATATACCACTTACACCAAATATGCGTGAATGTTTTTTCACGGTTAAACAAGGTCAGTCGAACACGAATAGTGCTGGTATTAGGTTCGACATTCTGACTAACTTGGTCAATCGTCATCCGAACACGGTAACCCCGTTCTTCTTGCGACCAATATTCTGCCATCTTACTTACCTCCTACATATCTGATTACGTTACGATCTGGATTAATGAAATCTTGTTCTTCTCTAAAACGCCCAATTTGGATAGTTTTTGAGAAGATACCGTTTTCAATGTGAATCACACCCTGCGAGATATACATGACCTCATTACCGGCCGAGAACATTGAAATACGACCATTTGGATTGAATAGCATAGAACTAGAGTTATCCGTTTTACCAATGACAAGCCCCTCGTTTGAAGATGCCATGTAACTGTCGATAAAGTTCCAACGCTCTGACATATCATTCAAGTTATTCTCAAGTTTTGCGACACGGGCACTGGCATCCGCAAGGTTTTTCTCTGCTTGTACCCTGTTGGCGTTGTTTGCATTAACAAAATCTTGGTAAGCCCTCACCCATTGGTTGAGCGTATCAAGAGACGCTTTGGCTTCGATTTCTGCCTTCATGACTGAATTGATCTCATTCAATCGGTTTAACTGGCTTTGTGTCAATGCACTGTCAGCCTTGCCGTCTAACTGACTAGCAAGGTCTTTCGGTGATGCTTGCCACGCTCGGTCAGTCGTTCCCTCGTAGCAATCAAGCTCAGTGAAAAATAACAGCGACTGACCGCCGTTTGTCGTACCCGTGTTATCAATGCGGATGAAGCCTTCGTCACAGTCGCCAGTATTGAACGTGAAATGGAATTTCTTAACACCGCTTGTTGATGGCGAACCATCGAAATGCTTGATGTTAACTACTTTGCTAAAAGTTTTAGTTTCGTTTGACTTACGACCAAGGAAATAGATATCCATTCCTTTTAGATTACCGCCTGCCAGGACTGAAATATTAAGAGAATAGTTGGCATTTCGTTTCACCGGGAATCTCAACGTGGCACTAGGTGTTGTTGTTGTTGTTGTTGTTAGCAAAAACAACGGCTTAGAACCGTTGTAATAGAATGAATGACTTGAAACAGATAAATTCGAGTTAGGTTGCGGTGCTTCCCAATAGCCCCAATCGTCCAAGTTATCCGGAAACGCTGAGTTACGGATAAGGTTTTCACCACCGACTGACACGCTACCAGTCATGTCATTCCATGAATAATCAGCGGGATTAGTGCTATCTGTTCTATCGAAGTTAGTACATACGCCTAGATATCGCTTATTGCCGTCTTGCGTCAGACTGAAACCATCTCGCCCATCGGCGCTATCGGCGTAAGCAAAGTGGACGTAAGGTGTTCTTCCGTCCGCTCCAGCTTTTCCGGGGATACCATCTCGCCCGTCGCTACCCTTCCACTTGCTCCAGCGGTAATCTTGTGGGTTACGGCTGTCAGCAGCGTTGAAATCTTGGTACATACCGATGAAAGCCTTGTTAGTGTCGGTTTGGCTAAAACCACTACCAGACACCGTGTCAGCATAGGCAATGTGGGTGTACTGTGTTTTACCATCAGCACCCTTAACGCCGGGGATTCCTTGGTCACCTTTTGGACCTTGTAAACCTTGAGGACCGGCAGGACCGGTTAGCCCTTGCGGTCCTTGAGGACCTTGCAAACCTCTATCACCTTTTTCACCTCTATCACCTTTCGCACCAGTATCACCCTTAACACCTTGAGGGCCTTGCTCGCCGATTTTAGAGACTGAGTAGCCAGTTTCATTCGTGTTATCGGTATAGGTCCACACTGTTTTCGTCCATAGGAATTGCCCAGCAGGTACATTCGGTACTTGGCTAGTCCAACCAGTAGTTGGTGCTAGCGTTCCCGATGTCCCTTGTGCATAGGTGATTGTGGTGCTTCGAATACCCACACCATCCTTGCCAGCGATCCCGTTATTACCATCGTTGCCATCTCTTGCTACGTAGGTTTTTTGATAGCCCGTTTCAGTGGTGTTATCTGTGTAAGTCCAAACTGTCTTAGTCCAAAACCATTGTCCCTTAACTAACGCTGGTGGGTTTTGATACCACGCCGTTGGTGGTACAGTTTCGGATGCAGATAGACCATATAGGACACTGGTGTTTCTGATACCGATACCGTTCTTACCGGGGATACCATCATTCCCACGGTCTCCCTTTGGTCCTTGTTCACCCATTTTTGCAACGGAAAAACCTTGTTCGTTCGTTCCGTCTGAATAGAACCATGTCGTTCTTGTCCAGAGATATTCGCCGGGATTAACTGTTGGGATGTCTGGAGACCATGTACCGTCTTCGAATACAATGTTTTTAACCCATGTCGAATTATCGGTTTTATAACCATTGACACGAATATTGTATTCGCCAGTCGGACGGTTATGCGTGTACCTCGTACCGTTAGCCGTGTTGGTGTCGGAAATAACTGCCCATGTACTAAAACTTGGATTGACAAGCCAAATCGTAGCATTGTCACTCGATTGATTCGGATTGTGTTGATCCGTAAACGTTCCGTTGGTTTCAGCGGATAAGATATAAGTCTTGCCTTGCTCCAGACGGACTTTAAAATCAGTGACGACATTGTTATCAACGATTGACCGATTCGGCTTAATCTCGTTAGGAAAATTAGCTACCACAACCCCAGACGGCTTTTTTACACCGTCCGTTGATTTCGCATAACGTAGCGTAGTATTTACTAGCCCCACGCCATCCTTACCCGGAATACCGTCATCACCTTTAGAGCCGTTCTGTGGTATGTATGTTTTCTGATATCCAGTCTCACTAGATAAGTCCGTATACATCCATTGTGTCTTAGTCCATAGGTATTTACCCTTGACTAAAATAGGTGGGTTGGAAGTCCAACTCGTAGGCATTACAGTGTCACTATCAGACATTCCATAAGTGATAGTGGTAGATTTTAAGCCTACCCCGTTTTTACCAGGTAAGCCGTCATTACCTCTATCGCCTTTAGGTCCGGCTGGTCCTGTTGGTCCTTGCGGCCCGGGAGTACCATCCCTACCATCCGAGACATTTAAAAAAGTAACTTCTTCTGAAGCTACTTCTTTATTATCTACCCACGCCGAAACAGCTAAGGCGGTTGGTTGGGTAATCTGTGATGCCACCATGTCGTAGGTCATCCCCACGTATTTTATGACACCGTCAATTACGAAACGCCACGTTGCGTTAACGGTTCTATCGCCTTGTTTTAAAACTGGTCGAACAGTAGAACGCCCAACACCGTTTTTAAACGCCGTTCCGTTGGTTGTCGTGATCTCGACACGGTATGGTAACGATTTAGAAACAATCTCATCAATGCGTTGTTGCAAGCTACCCGACGGTTTATTGTCCAGCTTTCTGAAATTGGTGAATACCACTGAATTATTCAACGGCATGTCAAAACTGATTACCATTTCAGATACACGGGCTTCAAGGGTTAAACCACCTCTGAAATTATTGTTGATAATCTTAACGGTGTCCCCTAAATTGATATCCTTGTAGTTTTCAATAAAGCTAGATTGAATATCAACGGTGTAGGTCAATAGCGGATAAGCGTATTTTTTAATCGTGCTAATAGCGTACCCTTTTAACGCATTAACATCCTTGTATTCGGTTTCAAAGTCCTTGCGTGTCCACCTATCCGTATTGCTATCTTTCAATGTTGATGGGTATTTCTCCATAGATAGTGGTGCATAGACCATCGGACTTCCTTTTTTAGAGTAAAACTCCACTTGCCCACGTTCGTTTTTTTCTTCGAACTCAACGCTCTCAAGATTCGTGCCTTCTTGCCCAACGAAATACCCAGCGTTAAATAGCTGGGTCTTATCACTAGCAACTTGAACGCCTTTTAGTCCGTTTTGGTAATAGAGAATAACATCTCCTCGCACCTTACCAATACCGTGATGGTTTTCGTCTGGTTGTTGGTAGATGTCAATGACAAATTTTTTCAAAGTGCCATCTCGGTTTAACTCGGTACGGAAAACAAACTCTGCATCAAATTGATTCATCAAGCTATGAAGTTGTTCTAACTTGGTTCCTTGTTGAGAATCAAATGTGATTGTTCTCGTTTTGTCGGAGACCTCATTGATTCCAATTTCTAACCCAGCCAAACCTAGCAGGTCGAGATTTTGAAGATACCACTCTAACTTCTGGGCGCCATTACTATTGCCAAGAGGTCGTGCACTCTCCATCGCCAACTCAAGGTTAGTGTTGTTACAAGTCACTTGAAAGCTCGTGTCATTCTCAACAAGTTGCGACACATAGAAAACGTGGTAAGTATTATCGTAGAAGAATGACACATACATTTGATCATTGATGTAAGCTACATCCTCGTGCATTTTACCGTTAACGATTTTAGGAATCGTGAAATCGAATGTACTGGTCGAATACTCAAGGTAAGTGTGCCATTGACTGTTAGAATAGGGCAACATGCCCGGAATGTTATTGTTTAGGGCACAAACCTTACGCATGTTTTTGTCATGAATCCAAATTTGCATTAAACAAAACGCTCCTTCCAAGAAATTTCAATCGTTGGGTCAGTTCTTATCCAACTTGATGTGTAGATATCTATTTCAGTTTCACCAGTGCCGATACCGAAAGGCTCTGACAGATAAGTTAATTCATTAGATGCTGGCAAGTTGTCAACAAAGGTTTTGCCTTTTGACATATCGACTTCCAACACCGAACCTTTACCAAAACGGTTAGGAATATCTTCGGTAGCATTAACAAAATCTTTGCGGTAACAAAATTTATCGACATACATGTGAGTTACAAGCGGGCTCTGACCAACGCCAGACAATAGAATACTAACTTTTGCTGACTTACGTCCTTTTAAAATAGGTACTTTGTATTTTAAATAAGAACCCCACCAGTAAAAGATTAATTCATCATCCCTACGTGCCATATCAGACCAACCACGTTGTGCGTTAAATGGGTTATGTTCGTCTAAATGTGTCCCCAGAAAATGCCTACTGTCAATAATTTGATAACTACCTTTGCCATCAGTAGTCATGATGTTGTAATCACAACCTAGACCATTTTCTTTCTTCTTGGACTCTACACCGTAAAGAAAATGACCTTGATCATCGGAAACACAAATTTTAAGATACCCATATTGGCTAGGTAAACCTAACCAAAAAACTTGTCTCCACCAAATATAGTCATTTAGTGAACCTCTTTCACCGTTTGAATCCGCTGGAATATCCCAAGAAATCGAGCCACCTTGAAGAAACTTACTTCCATTTCCTCTTGAAGTCAATGCGATATTTGGGCGGTTAAACACATCAACAATCCCAAGAGTACCGTTCAAATCAGCACTGTTGTCGTTAAAAATACCGTTGTTTTTTGAACCACTAGCAAAGCCTTTCTGTATCCCAGTTTCATCTCGATAATCTAGCAATATTTCAGAACGTTTGACATCTTGCATATCAGCTTCATTAGGATTGCCAATCTCGTAGCTTTCGCTAGAAGACTTCACAATCCCAACCCAGCCATTATCTGAGTTGAACTTCAGCTTAATATCTGGGTAGGTTTCAGCCGTACCAAAGTTCTTTAACGTAGCCTTGTAATGCCCAGTGGATACCTTTTTAATACTACCGTACTTGGTTTCACCATCGCTACTTACCAAGGCTTGTGCCTTGTTTTCACCGTAACTTTTCGGAACATCGAACGTAACCGTTACCGTTGCGGTAATCGGTGCCGTGTTCTTATCCACGGTAAGCGACGCTTGACCAAACGGGATAGCTTCCCAAACCTTGTTAGGCTCATCGCCAAAAATCAAAGGTTTGGGCTTATCTACGTTGAGATAACCACCCAGCGTTTCAGCTACACTATTAAAATAGTCGTAGTTACCGACTAGGGTAAACGATACTTGAATCTGTTTGACTGACAAGGTGCTGTATAGGAATTGCTGACCGTAGCGTCTACGCCCTTGGTCTTGATAGTTATTGTTGAAATTCGATGCCACGTTTTTAGTGACATCAACTGGAACGGTACGCCCTTTCCCCTCATTGAATAATTCGGTTAAGTTCTTACCGTCATAAGTTACTGACATTCCTATCAAATAATACTACCTCCTAGGAACGCTTGTCTGCGTTCATAATCGTTTGTTGCTTTTGTCATGAACGGTGCTAACCCGTTTGACACACTTCTACCATCGATGATGTTTCTAACTTCGATTGGGTTAGAACCGTTGGTTACTAACTGACTTAGCAATCCAATCATGACATCTAATTTATCTTCAAGGGCAGAAACACGCTCACGGTCTGAAGTGTTATCGTGATTGCCTTGTGGGGCATCACCGGCAAAACGTGCCACTGCTTCAGTAAGTAACTGCCACGCTCTACCTCGTTTAGCGATATCCGTTGGAATAACATATTCTGGCATATCGCCTTCAGCTAATTCATAAACACCGTTTTTGTGGACTAGACCACCGTTAGCGTAGCCATAGGCTGCGACACGGTTAAAGGCTGCATCCGATGTGCCATAACGATGCTTGATGTAGTTGATTGCGGCAAGCAAGTTGTCATATCCGTTACGGATATTGTCATGTCCGGGGTGTTTGTATGCGTTAAATGTTGGGCCAATGGTCTGCATCAAACCGATTGACGGCGTACCAGCTCTGGCGTTGCTATCCCAGTTATTTTGAACATTAGGGTCACCACCCGATTCACGCTGGATCGTTGCCAAAATTTTAGACACACGGAAGTCATTAGGCTCAATGCCGTTTGCTTTCAATGCTCTAACTACTGATTCACGCCATCTTGCTACGCCAGTACCTTGAGGGCCATCTTCACCACCACCCGCAGGGCTGAGCAATGGACCAAGGGTTTTCTTAATCCAGTCGAACATGCCACCAACTTGGCGTTTAATCAAAGTTTGAAGTGGACTGTTGCGGTCTTTAAGCGGTTTGCTATTGTCTTCACCACTGCTTCCACTGTCTCGGACACCGAAATCAAGGAAGGTCGCAGCGTTCGAAATATGTCGTCCGGCATATTGGTGATACTGACCATTGCCACCGTAGTTGTACTCTTCACCATCGTAGGTGTCGCCATGAACGGCAGTGACAAAGTCAACGTGGTTGCTTGATACTGGACCACCAGTATAAACAGCTACCGTACCCGGTTTAGGTCTGCTTAAGTGTGGCACGCTCGCAGAAATCCATTGGTTACCGTTGCCGAGGTGACTAAATAGACTAGGTTTAACACCAAGATTAGCCAAACGGCTGGCAACGAAAGATACACACTCACGATAGAAATAACCCCACGGGTCAGCACCAGCGTCTTTAGCCTTGTCTTTGAAGCGGTAGTCGTCACCTTTAGCACCCATTGCCACCGTGCCTTCATCCATTGAGGCACTGGCCATAGACCAAAGTTCTTTCCACCAATTCTTAGCTTCTTCAACTGGTTTCTTATAAAGAGCGTTACCGAGCGGGTTAAACATACCAGCCAACTTATCAGCATTAGGGCTGAATTTCTTGGCTAATGATCCAACGGGGTCTTTAACCACATCACCGACAAACTCAATCATTTTCATGAATTTATCGACACCATTTTTCATGGTATCCCACACTGAGCCAGCCACGTTAGTAGCGGTATCCCAGATTTTAGACCAGAATCCAGTACCCTTTGCAAAGGCTCCACGTTCAACACCCATGAGCATAGCTAGTTCGCTAGCATTGATTACTTCCGAACCGGCTGGCAAGAGGTATTCAACGTTGCGACCTTGTGGCAAGAATGACTTACCATTAGGCAGAATTACCATTTCTTGGTTGTTGGTTTCTGGGCTATCGTACCCATCATTTAGAGTAGCTAACGTAGGTTTAGTGATTGGGTTTCGGTATGAGCTAAACATACCAGTACCACCGGCAAACTTAACTTTAGGGATTTTAGAGATAGCTTCTTTGCTACCGCCAAAATCAGAAATCAATTTATTGATACCGTCGATACCAGCGTTTGGCAGAGCAATGACAGCGTTGATACCGTCACCGGCAAGTTTCTTCATGCCGTCCCACATCTCGCCAAAACCTTTTTTAACGTTATCCCACGTATCTTTGAAGAATTTAGCGATGTTGGTTAAGGCATCCGTGATCAGTTTGGTAATGTTAACACCGAATTTTTCTTGTGTTAACGCTCCGATTTCATCCCATTTTTTAGATAGGAACTTCTTAGAGTTCTCCCAACCATCAAACCAATTCTTATTGATGCCTTTGTGGTGTTTGTCGATATCTTTACCAAGGGCAGTCATGGCTTCTGTAGCATTACCCTTGATACCTTCCCACGTTTTAGATGCGAACTTCTTGACATTGTCCCACTTTTCGCCCCAATCTTTCTTAAGGTTACTCATGTGTTTTGCAACGCCTTTGGCCATATCTTTGACATGGTCCACGGTGCTATCAACAAATTTCTTGAATGGCTTGTTATGCTTGTACATCAACTCAAACCCAGCGACTACTGGATTCGAGATTACAAGCAACTTCTTGGCAGTGTTGGTGAAGGCTTTGATGCCTTTTTCACCACCAGTGAAGTAAGTCTTGGTCTTTTCAAAACCTTTCTTGGTGCTCTTGGTCATTGAATCCATCGCACCCGTCCAAGTTTTCTTCATGCTGTCCCACGTCTTACCGAGCCACTTTCCAGCATTAGAAAAACCATCTTTGATACTTTTCACAATACCATCAACGAATTTCTTGAACTTTTTATTGTGCTTGTAAATTAAAGCAAAAGCTCCAGCAATAGGATTGGCAATAAATAAAAGGACTTGTTTCCAGTCCTTTTTAAAGAAATCAATAATCTTACCAAAGATTTCTTTTGTCACTTTGAAGATTTTATCAAAGGCTTTTTTAGCAGCCTTGAACATATTATCGACAAACTCTTTGAATTTCTTATTGTGCTTGTAGAGTAGCACCAAGGAAGTGATTGCTAGTGTTACGGCAGTCACAATCAAACCGATAGGGTTGGATGCCAAAGCTAGGTTCAATAGTTTTTGTGCCGCAGTCATTCCGACTGTAGCTGTTCGCCATGCGTGGATTCCTTTGACCACTGCCGTTATTCCAAGAGCTACTTTAGAACCTACAAAATAAGCAGCGAATAAAGAACCGACTGTTTTAATAGCCGTTTTATGTTTGGCAATACCACCCAAAGCTTTAGAAAGTGATGTAACTGGTCCTTTAGCTTTCTTGCCGTTGCCGGTCATGAGGTTAAGCGCTTCGGCAACACCTTTAATCATGCCTACAGCAGTTTCCCAAACACCGCTAGCAAAGTCTTTACCAATGCTAAACACCGAACCTAAACTATCTTTAACCTCTTTAAAGAAAGCCACGATTTTAGGAGCGTTGTTAGCGATGCTCTTGCTCAGATTATCGACAAACTTATTGAGACCGTCCATTAAGCCATTAAGTTTATCTGTGCCATCACCTAGATTAAACACCTTAGAAAAGGCATCCATGATAGTGCCTAGGCCTTTGGAAACATGTTCCCCTAAATCTTTAAACTTGGTTTCAGTGTTAGGGTCAGCAACCCAATCCCCAATCTGTTGTAAGAATGGGTTTTTCATTTTATCAATTGGGTCACGGAAAGCCGCTACTACCGCTGGCATACGAGATTGGATAGTTCTTTCAAGACCACCGATGGTAGTCGAGAAGTTAGCCGTTGCGTCCTTGTATTTGTCTTGCAACTCAAACAAGGCTTTTTGCGCCATTTCAGAAGTGATTTTGCCATCTTTCTGCAATTCGGCATATTTCTCTTGGGTCATGTCCGCAATCCCAAGTTCTTGTGCAGCTACTTCTTTAAGTTGGTTTTTCATTTCCGGAAAGACGTTGATGATTGACATCATGTCTTGCCCTTGGACCTTACCGTTGGCAATCATTTGAGCCCACTGAGTAGCAAAGTTTTCCACGGCTGCATCGGTCTGACCGAATGCGTCTTGCAATGTCAAGATAGCTTGCGTTTGTTGTTTCGTCAACTCGGTGTTGTGGGTTACGGCATAGAATTTTTGGTTCATACCGTCAACCATTTCAGTTGAGTTAGCCGCTGCTTGTGCCATTTGGTTGGTCATGTCAACCATTTTCTTACCTTCCTCGGCATTGCCGGTTAAGGTTAACCAAGTGGCATTCATGGTTTGTTGGTATTTAACGTATTCGGCACTTGATTGTGCGATTTCGTCAAACTTGCCCTTGATAGCTCCCAATGCGTTTTGGAAACCGTTACTAATCAAGTTAGCTGCAAACGTAGCCCCAAAGATACCTTTCAAACGTGAGGTTTTCGTTTCAGTCTCACTGACTTCACTTCCTAAACGTTTAAAACTATCCTTTAAGCGACCAATGAATGTGCTAGAACGTTGACTTTGTTCAATCTCATCGTTCAGTCTATCAGCAGCATTGCGAGCATGAGCCAAACTAGTAGCCGTTTCATCCAAGCGTCTACGCTGAACGAGGTATTCGTCGCTTGTTCTTCCAGATTGTTTTGCCACACGCTCAAGCATTTCTTTTTGGGTTTCATACTGTTTATTTAAGTTAGTAATCGAACCTTTGTATTGCTTGAGTTGCTCTTGTCTAGCTTCATCTTCCTTGCCTTCCGCTTTCAAGCGTTTAATGTAAGTGTCGGAAGTTTCGTTTTGTAGCTTGTACTCTTTTTGCAACTCGGCAAGCCCAGACCGATGATAATCCAGACTGTTTTTGGCTTGTCGTTGTTGGTTTTCCAACGACGCCAAACGAGTAGTCGCTTGGTCAATCTGTTGCTGGTATTTAAGGTACTGTTCGGCAGTTTCGGCAGTACTCCCTTTAAGCTGAGACTGCTCTTGTTTCAGTTTCTCAATCTTATGTTGTTGGTTTTGAATAGCATTACCCAAACCATCATACTTAGCTTGTGCTGCTCCTAGATAGTCCCCAGCACTACGCATTTGGCTTTCTTGTGCCTTCCATGCGTTAGTAGAGCTATTGACTAACTGAGTTAACCGCTTAATCGAATTAGCCGCTTGTAACGTGTCTAAGGCGATTTCCGTGGACATGGTAGCTTGTACTTTTGCCATGTATTATTTTTCCTCCTTTCCTTAAAAATTAGAGTAAAGATGTTGGGTCAACCATTCTATCTTCTTCCTCTTTGGCATTTAAGATTTTCATTAGCTCGTAATAGTCAGTGTCGTAATACTGATCTAGTGTCCACCCAAAACCTTGGATTGATTTTTTAGCAATGATTTTCAAATCTTCAATGCGATTTTCTAAATCAAAAATCTGTTCGCCTTTAGATTTCAGTCTTTTGGGTCAGTTTCACCAGCGGCATTTTCGAGTTGTTCGTCTGTCAATCCGTACATATAGCCCACCAATTTCTCGGCAATCTCTTGTGTACGGACATTATCCAAATCAAGCAATTTGTCATAGGCTTCATCATCCAAGTTGAGAATAGCACGGATAAAGCTGAGCATTTCTTTTAGCACTGTATAGCTTGCTTGTGCTTGCTCTTGTGTGTCGCTATCTTCCATAGTGTCACTAAGTTTCAACACCGCAAGTTGATATTCGTGCATACGCAAAACGTTACGGTTGCTTGTAGTCACCTTGAAGGCTTTCTTACTGATTTCTGGGATTTGAATAGTTCTGATTTCCATTTATCTTTACTCCTTTAACAAAAATAAAGGTCAGGCCATGAGCCCGACCTCTTGCGAATTATTTAGATTATCCACCGATTCCTGGTGTACCAGTGAGAACATATCCACCGAAAACTTCTTTGAACATGTTAGCTTTATCGAAAGTAGATGCTCCAGAATAATATTTCTTGTAAGGTTCACCACCGAATGCGTCCGCTGACAAGGCGTTAAATGTCATGTTATCGTCTTGGCGAGTTTGAGCAGTATCGGTATCTGTAGCAACGTTTTGAGTTGATTCTTGCATGATTCCGTTAGCGAAACCAAAGAACACTGAATGTTTGCGGTCAAGTGTTTCAGATTCAATCAACACCGCTGTGTGTGGTTTCTCACCGTCCATAACGTAACCACCTTTGCCGTCTGGTTTGAAACCAAGCATTTTTTGTTTGATTTCAAAGTCAAGGTTATTGAAATCGAATGCCACGGTTGGTGACCCCGGTGCAATCATAACGTCTTGTACTGAGTTGTTTCCGGGAACTTTAGTCGCTTGACCTTCCAAGTTAGAGATGTTAGCGGTACGAGTACCGAGCATTTTAGAATCAACTTCGATTACACCGTCTGTTGAAAGGCCATCAGCACCTTTAAGTAGTTTTTGGGTTTTTGGGTCAACCAAAGCAAGGCGAACCATTTTCAAACCTACAATTGCCATATAGTAATTTCTCCTTTGTTAAATTAATTTATCGAGAGCAACAAAAAAGACCGCCGTAATCTGCAAAGTATCGGGGTCTATACTATGTTCTCTCATGTCTGTAATTGAGTAGTGTTCAGATTTTAGGAATTTCAGTAATTCCATTTCAAAGGCTTCGATATCAAAATCGATATCAGCTTTGTAAAAAATCTGTACCTCTACCCTATCCGTTTTTCCGAAAAAGGTATTATTCCCACTCAAATCAAGGGATGGATTGCTTTCGGTGAGTAACACGATTGTCTTATCGGTGTTTTCTTCGAGCTCTTTAGGCAAGTTGTTTGCATATACTTCGCTTATTTCACCAAATTCTTTGCCGTCAATTAGCTCTTTTAGTTTTACGGTCGCTAACACTTAAATCACTTTCCTCCTTTTCTTCGAATGAGTTTCTCATATTCCTCTTTTTCTGCTAATAGCACCTTTCTTTGAACGGCACTATCGTTTTGGACATTGGTGACGAAATGGTCGGCGCGATATTTTTTCGTACCGTCATTTAATCGTCTAGCATTTTGGGCGTGGTAATTGTTTTTCCAACCTACGGTTGCCACACCGTTCTTTCTGCCATCCGCATTAGTGGATTGAACAGATAAACCGTCAGCCATGTGCCCATACTTCAAATGTTTCTTATTTGAGTAGTGTTTCCCCCTGGTAACTTCTTCCAGTTCCTTTTGAAACACCTTTGCGCCAGCGGTTGTAATTTTGGCTTGTTCCGCTGGTGTTAAATCACCAATGCTAGCGACTGTTTCAAGCCAACCCTCTAGTGCTTTGTCAAACCCTACCATAAGCTATCACCCAACTTTCTTGTGCTTCCTAAGTGTCAGAAAGTCGTAGCGGTTAAGCCCAAAGTTTTCGTTCGGACTTACACGCACAATATCATACTGAGTGTCATTTAAAACAGCGACTTGACCTTCTACCACTTTGGCATTATGGCGAATAACAATAACTCTTGTATCGCTTTCGCCATTTTGTTGGGCCAAATACTCTTGATTGAGTGTGCGAGTGTGGGGCTTATAGTGCAATGTAAATTGTTTCACGAATTTTGGCACGCTTACACCCGTAAACTTGTTAGGGGTGCTTTGGTATGTGCCAAAATCAGCCTTGAAACGAAAGTCTGAGGGTAAATATCTAACTTTAGGCATTAGTAACCTCTTTCTTCACTATAAGTTGCGTATAAGCCCCTTAATTGCCCGATTATGCTATTTAGAGTTAGGTTAATCGGATAAGTCACCGTGTCGGTTAAAGCCACCCGGTATGTGAAATAAGTGCTTGTGAGGGCAATTACAGCCGTGTCAAACAAAGATTCTACACTTTCAAGGTCGTAGAATTTCGGGTCATTACCGACTGCATTGATAATGTACTGTTGAGCCGATTCAATGTAAGCTGGAATGAGTGCAGTGTCGTCTGTCTCATCCAGATTGAGGGTCTGCATGATAGTTTCCTTAGATACACTCATTGCTCACCTCCTAAATTAAGCTCCTGGAGTAAGATTAGCTTTTTGGTCAGCGATTGCTTTGAATGACGCTGGCACAAACGCTTCTTCATCCGTTTTAACAACATCGAAGCGGTCAATAACACGTACTTTAGTAGTGTCAGTTTCAAACGCACCACCACCGATGTTAGTAGAGAGCAATGACAAGTGTTGACGGTCAAACAATGTTACCGCTTGTTTCAAGTCACCAAAATACAACGGCATAGCTCCACCAGTACCGTTAGCAAGCCAGCGGTCTGAAACTTCTTTAACTGTGAAACCATCGATTGAGTATCCAGTAGGTGATTTAACATCACGTTCCATGAGGTAGTCGCCCATTGCGTTTTTGACTTTCTTAAGAGCAGTAAAGCCAGAAGTGTTAGTCAAGAAGAATGAAGTTTGTTTGATTGCTGGGTCAACTTTAGCTTCAAGATCAATGATGTCGTCCCATTTAGTCAATGTTGGTTTTGTTGGGAGTGCTGCAATAACTTCCAAGATAGCTTTGTTGCGAGTAACCACGACTTTCTTAGCAATCCATCCAGACAACCATGCAAGGATATTTTCAGCAGAATCAGCAAGCAAGCTGTTTGTCACTGTTGAGATACCAGCATAGCGCTTGATAGCGTAGCGGATAAGAGAAAGTTTTGGATCGTCGTTTTGACCGATTTGACCAGCTTCATCATCAATTTTATTAAGACCAGTAATATCAGCCCATTTTTCGTAAACACGAGAACCAGTAAGAGTAGTTACGTTTTCCACGTTTACGTATTCTTGCAATGAATCGTATTGACGAACCAATGTATTGATAGCTGTACGGATATCTTGAGGGATAGTCAATCCAGCGTCAGAACCAGAAGCGTCTGTTTTTGAATCAAGCAAGTTTTGGTAACGACCACGAACAAGGTTTTTAAAATCTTTAACAAAGTTAGCTTTAACTTCTTCTTCGTTTTCAGTCAAAGGTTGTTTTTCTTCTTCAGACATGTTAGCTACTTCGCTAGCACGAGCTTCAGTATATTGTTCTTTGAACATGTCACGTTTCATTTTGGCAGTGTCACGTTCGTTTTTGATGGCTTGCAATTCTTCAGCAGTAACTGAATCGTCAAGCATAGCTACGTTAAGTTTTTCATTCAAGTTTTCGACCTTGTCGCCTTGAGCAACCCAAAGGTCATGCAATTCATTTGATGTTTTCATCAATCATCTTCCTTTCATTTTTCAAGTAAAATAGCCAGTTTTTGCTCACGCAATGTATTGGTCTTAGGTGTCGCAATCATATTTTTAAATTTAGTGATTGCTGATTTGCTTGGTAGTTGATGTACGGCATTAGTAACCATGATTTCTTCTTCATCATTATCGAAGAACATGATTTCGTCCGCAAAGCCTTTATCCACAGCAGTTTTAGCATTAAGCCATGTCTCTTTAGCCATGAGATCAAGTAATTCTGGTTGTTTGAGACCAGTCTTCATTTCATAAGCCAAAGCAATCGATTCGTCAATACTATTAAGCACCGCTGATTGATGCTCTAGGTCATCGCTATTACCAACGATGCCAGTGGATGCCTTGTGAATCATGATATGTGCCGTTGGGCTGATACGCACGGTATCGCCCGCCATAGAAATGACACTCGCAGCACTAGCCGCAAGGCCCTGCACATTAACCACAATACGCTTGCCACTAGCCTTAAGCATTGTATAGATTTCGCTTGCTGCAAACACATCACCACCGTTTGACGCTATATTAAGCGTGATTTCTTCGTCTTCATCGTTTGCAATGGCATCTTGTACCAGTTTGGGATAGGTACTAGACATGCCAAAGTATTCGTAGA